ACGGCTCTTTGTTGACGAGTACCTGCGCGACCTGAACGCCCTCGAGGCGGCGCGTCGCGCGGGCTACTCGCCGCGGAATCGCTCGATCGGGTCCGAGCTGCTCGCGATGCCGAGCGTGCGGGCGGCGGTCGATACCGCGCTCGCCGCGCGAGCCAAGCGCCTGCAGCTCTCCGCGGACGATGTACTGGTCGAGCTGGCGATCATCGGCCGGTCGGACATCCGCTGGTTCGTGATCGACGACAACGGACGGCTGGAACTCGCGGAGGGCGCGCCCGAGCACGCATGGCGGGCCGTCCAAGGCGTGAAGGTCACCGAGCGCATCCTGCAGGACGGCCAGCGCCTCCGCACCATCGAGGTCAAGCTCTGGCCGAAGGTTGCGGCGCTCGATCTGGTGGGCAAGCACCTGGGCACGTGGAAGGAGCCGATCCAGTGGCAGGCCGTCCTGCCGCCGATGGCCGAGTGGACGGACGAGCAGGTTGAGCGCATCGCGCGTGGTGAGGATCCCGCGCGCGTCTTCGGGAAGGCCGGCGCGTGATCGCGGCCGATGTGCTCCCGTTGCGGGCGCAGGCCGAGCTTGAGCTGCGGCGCCGTCGCGCGTCGCGGACGCAGCCCCGTGTCGGCTTGCTCGACTACTGCCGCCGGGTCACGCCGACGTGGGACTGGGAGGCGGCGCATCTCCGGCTGTTCGCCGAGCACCTCGAGCGCCTGCGCCGGCGGGAAATCATGCGGCTCGCGGTTGAGTTGCCCGTGCGCCACGGCAAGAGCGAGACGGGCACCGTCCGATTCCCGGCGCAGTGGATCACCGAGGAGCCGACGACCCGTGTCCTCATCGGGTCGCACTCGGCACTGCTCGCGCAGAAGTTCAGCCGCCAGGCGCGCCGACTGGTGCGCGCCGCCGGCGTCGGCATCAGCGCCGAGAAGGACACGGCGGCGGAGTGGGAGACGGCCGCCGGCGGCGGCTTGCGTGCGGTGGGCGCCGGGGCGGGCTCCGCTGGTATGGGCGCCGATCTCGTCGTCATCGACGACCCATTCGGTTCGCGCGGCGATGCCGAGTCCGAGGCGGGGCGCGAGGCCGTGTGGGACTGGGTCACGAACGACATGCTGTCCCGGCTTGAGCCCAACGGCGTGGCCGTCGTCACGCACTCGCGCTGGCATTCCGACGACGTGATCGGCCGGATCCGGTCTGGGCAACTCGGCGACGGCTGGGTGATCCTCACGCTCCCCGCCGAGGCCTACGACGACGGGACGCCCGATCCGCTCGGCCGCGCGCCGGGGGAGGCCCTCTGGCCCGCCCGCTGGCCGCGGGAGGCGCTCAACCAGCGTCGCACCGAGTTGGGCGAGTACGCCTACGCCAGCTTGTACCAGCAGCGCCCGCAGCCGCGATCGGGCGGCATGTTCCCGTGGGCGAAGTGGGTCGAGCTCGACGCCGTGCCGGTCATCCCTAGCCGCGTCGTGCGGTACTGGGATCTCGCCGGCACTGAGCCGCGTGGCGCCGCCCACGATCCCGACTACACCGTCGGCGCGCTCGAGGGCGTGATGAGCGACCAGCGGATCGCGATCCTCGACGTGGCGCGCTTTCGCGTCGCGTCGGCCGAGCGGCTCGCGCGGATGGTGCAGGTCGCCCAAGCAGACCGTGCGAAGTACGGCTCGCGCGTGACGTGGTGGATCGAGCGGCCGACGGGCATGACCGGCGAAGAGCAGAAGCAGGCGCTCTCGCGGGCGCTCATGCACACCGGCATTGCCGTGCAGTTCGAGCCGGCGTCCGGCGACAAAACGCTCCGTGCCGAACCGCTGTCGGCGGCGCAGGGCGCCGGCAACGTCTGCCTTGCGCCCGGCGACTGGCGCGACGCCTTCCGCACCGAAGCCGCCGACTTTCCCCGCGGCAAGCACGACGACCAAGTCGACGCCGCCGTCGGCGCGTTCGCCAAGCTCACCCTCGCGCCCGTGTCGGGCGCGGTCACCGGGACGTTCTCGCGATGATGCAACAGGACCCCAGCAAGCCCAACTGGCGGCACCCGGCCGCCGTCGCCCTCGACCCGAAGCGCCAGCGGAGCCGCGACCTGATCGCCGGCACCGACGCGATCCATGCCGACGCGCTCGCGTACCTGCCCAAGTGGCCCGGCGAGGACCACGAGAAGTACCAGCACCGCGCGAAGCTGGCCGAGCTGTTCGGGGCCTACGCGCGAACCCTCGACGCCGGCGAAGGCCTCGTCTTCGCGGAGCCGCCGCGCCTCGAGGACGGCGCGGGGCAGGCGTTCGTCGATCTGGCCGAGGACTTGGACGGCATGGGCAACGCGCTGCCGGTCTTTGCGCGGACGGTGTTCCACGACGCGCTCGCCGACGGCGTCGGCGGGGTGCTCGTGGATTACCCGACGGTGCCCGACGTGGGGCAGGTGTCGCTTCGGCAGGCAGCCGAGCGGGGGCTGCGTCCGTACTTCGTGCGCGTGCCGGCGTCGGCGATCGTCAACTGGCGCGTGACGCGGGTCGGGGCGAACGAAGTCCTGACGCTGCTCGTGCTGGCCGATGCGTTCGTGACCGAGACCGGCTTCGGCTTCTCGGTCACGCCCGGCTTCCGCGTGTACCGCCGCACTGACGCCGGCGTGACGGTCGAGCGCTGGCGCCAGCGGGCGGGGACGACGGACGTGTCGGCCGAGTTCGACCTCGTGCAGGAGCCGACGCCGATCGTCGGGCCGCGCGAGATCCCGTTCGCGCCGTGCTACGGCGGTCGGATGCGCGAGGCGATGGTCGCGGCGCCGCCGCTGGACCAGTTGGCGTGGTTGAACATCGGGCACTACCGCGTGAGCGCCGATCCCCGGACGCTCATGTCGGTGGCGCACGCGCCGACGGTGTGTGTGGAGAAGTGGGGGGATGCGGACAACCCGCCGCGAATCAACATCGGGCCGTTCTCGCTCATCACGCTTCTCGGGGAGGCGACGGCCAAGTTCCTGCAGGCCGACCCCGACGCGCTGCAGGCGTCCGAGCGCACGATGGCGCGGCAGGAACAGCAGATGGCCGCGCTCGGCATGGCGTTCCTCGCCCGCGACCGCGCGCGGGACGAGACCGCGACGGGTCGGCGGTTGGATGCGGCAGCCGACTTCGCGACGCTCGGCACGGCCGCCGATGGCCTGAAAGACTGCCTCGAGCGCGCCCTGCAGTTCGCGGCCGACTTCTTGTCGATCCCGCGCGATCAGGCGCCGGCCGTGGCGGTGTCGACCACCTACGACGAATCGCGCCTCGACGCGCCGACGATTCTGGCGCTGTCCGCGCTGGCCGAAAAGGCGCAGATCTCGGTGCGCACGCTGCTCGAGGAGCTGCAGCGCGGGCGCGTGCTGTCCGAGGCGGTGGACCTCGACGAGGAAGAGGCCGAGGCGCTGGCCGCCAAGGCGATCGAGCAGGAGCGGCAGGCCGAGGCGGCGCAGCAGGCCGCCGCCCGGCTCAGCGCCGCCGGCTCAGGCGTCTGACCATGCCGTCAGCGAACGCGATGCAGAGGTCGGTGCGCTCCTCGACCGGGACCCCTTCGGCCTCGAGCGAGCGCCGGTACGCCGCGACAACGCGGCCGAGCTCGCGCGCAAAGGTCTCCCATCGCTCGACGGCGGCGGGGGACGGAATCTCGGGGAGTTCGGCCATGACGCGGAGGGTAGCGTGACGGAGGTCCGGCAGGAAGACGGGTATCTCGATGTGACGCTGAAGATGGCGCCGACGGTGAGCTGGCTGCTGCCGCTCGAGTGCGAGCAGGAGCTGGTGGCGAAGTGGCAGGCCGGCGCGGCGTGGTGGAGCGGTCCCGGGCTCTACGGCGGCGTGATTCACCTCAAGCTGTCCGACGTGGTCTGCGTCCAGCGGTGCACGGCCGAGGCGCTGGCGGCGCGGCGCAACGATGACCGCCAGCGGGCCGTCACCGAGTGACCCCGTCCCAACGGGAAGCCCTGGCCCGCCTCGAGCGGCTGGCCGCTGGCCTCGCGCCGGCGCTGGCGGCCACCTTCCGGCGCGTCCTCGCCACGATCCGCAATGCCGCGACGCTCGACGCGCTGGCGGCGGCGGCCGAGCAGGGCGGCGCCGACGCCGTGGTCAACCTGCTGCTCTCCCTCGACACCGAAACGGCCGCGACCGCCGTCCTCGCGCGCGGGCTCACGCCGGCCGTCGTGGCGACTGCGCTCACGACGGCGCGCGTGTCGCGCCCGCTCACGGGGCTCGTGGCGGCCGTCCAGCGCGGCTTCCCCGAGGCCGAGGCGGCGGCGCAGACGATGGCGCTGGATCGCTACCGCACCCTGGCGACCGAGCTGCGTCCCGTGCTCCGCGGCGTCGTGGCGGACGGCATCGCCGCCGGCCAGAACCCGCGCGTCGTCGCCCAGGCGGTGCGGAACGTCGTCGGCTTCACCGACTACGACCGGCAGATCATCGCCAGCTTCAGGGAGTCGCTCGAGTCGGGCGACTTCTCGGCGGCGCTGCGCCGCACGCTCCGCGATCGCCGGTCCGACGCCGTGCTCCGGCGGCTCGCCGCGGCAAGCGACGGCGCACTCCAGCCCTCGCAGGTCGAGCGCATGGTCGCGGCCTACGAGCGGACGCTGCTCAACTGGCGCGCCGAGACGTGGGCGCGCACGGCGGCGCTCGACGCCACGCGCACCGGCCAGCTCACCGCATGGCAGGCGGCGATCGACCGAGGCGCCA